CCGCCAAGTTCACCCAACATGTTAGCCATCTGAGACCCAAAGGCGTAGCCCTCCATAGCCACATCATCTACGTGGTCAAACTTATACAACCAGTTATAAACATGGGATTGGATATCTTTTAAACGATCTATGCCACGCTTTTCAGACTTATAAACCTCTGTGTAAAAAGCATCCCCTTGAACTGCGGTAGTAGCGAATCCGCTGTATGACTGATCAATGCCAAGATACACGGGCTTTTCGGGATCAACAGCTCCGCTGTGAAAGACCTTCACGCGTTAAAGTTACGCGAGCGCGAGACAAAGTTGTTAGTAGATGTACGGCGTGTAAGTTCACGGCTTACCAACTTAATGTCTTCTGAAATGTTATCTGATAATAACTGCAACAGTTTAAGGTAGTTATACAATTCACGGTGGTTGATGTACATACCTTGATAAGTGGGATCAGTTTCAATCTCTGCATCAATCGCACCGGCAGTCTTACCCTTAGCCGCTCTAGTTAACTTCTGAGCTGCTTTTTCTAACTGAAGGGTTTTTGCAACCTCGGTTTCATCTGTTTGTGCGCACCACACCTGAAGGTTGATGAACTCTAGATACGCCACATAACGGCTATACAGATCCATCAAACTCTCATCATCAATAGATGTAATGTCTTTTGGCAGTTCTGGTACATCTGCATTAAAAGTCTTCTTTACCTTAAGCCCTTGTTTCTCTAACTTAAGAATTGATTCTTCGCTGGTGCTACGGGTTTGAAGTTCAATTGCCATATGTGTACTCCTTGCATCGGGAACAACCTTCGGAACTTATATTACACGCCAATGGGGTATTTGCTTCCACCGCATCAACGATCTTCTTTGCGGCGTCTAAGATATGACTTATGCCGAAATCGCTTTTACGAACAACAAACTCTTTGACATCTTGATTAGATTTATTTTCATAGATAAGAACAGCCTCCTGTGGGAAATTCTCGTAATCAGAATTAGTAGAACTTATAAGCTCTGCTATCTTCATATAAATCTGAACCTGATTAACGTGTTTAGGGAAAGGGTTACTAAGCGCATCCCACGCCTTGTCAAAGTTATAGTCAAACTCACGGTAACCTGCTCGATCTTCCCAACTGAATGTTCCTGGGCCGATAGACTTAATCTCAAGCATAAGCGGGTCGCCTAACCCTACTAACCAACCGTCAGATTTACCGCCAATGCGTAGTGGTTCATAATTGATAGAAACCTCTCGGTATTCCCACTTACAGTCTGGATCTAATTCAGAAGATAAAGTCATGTTCTGCCACTTACCGCACACTGTACATTTCCAGTTACCGTATAAGTTACCCATACCAGCGAACCAATTTTGGTACTTTGCGTGGATAGCATGACCTTGTTCAAAAACAGAACGAAGCCTAAAACTAACTTCTTTTTTTACAGGCTTAGCACCTAGAAGGTGGAAGTATGAAGCTCTGTAACACCAATCTGGGCTTACCATATCTGATGGGTGCAGAACTGTATGACTGCGATTATCATCTGGTATTGAAAGAACGTAACGCTCTAATGCTCCAAGAGCACGCGTTGGTCGCTTACTCGCATCAACAAAACTCTTAAAGTTTCCAGATAATTTAGGTGCTTTTGCCATAGGAGCACCTTATCACCACTTACGAGTATTTACCCATTCCTTAAGCGTGAGCCCTAACTTTTTTGCTTTACGCTTGAGCGCATTGCGCTCTCGGTGACTCATACCACCCCAGATACCGTGCGTATCATCATTGGCGTCTGCATACAGCAAACACTCTTTACGAACAGGGCACTCAGGCAACCCATCTCTACCCATGCATACAGCTTTAGATATAGAGGCTACATCTTTGTATTGATTTTTATCTCTTGGGGGATACCAAAGTTCTGTATCTAATCCGCGGCATTTTGCGCGGTATCGCCAGGGTTCTGGTCCAAGGTCTTCGTCGTACAAGTATGCTCCTGAAGAGTATGGAGCAGTTCTAAGAGGTCATCCTCAGTTAAAATACAATAATTTTCATTATTTAAACTAATACCGAGGATGGGTGTACGACCATCAAGAATTGCTTCTTTAACGATCTTCTCCAGAACCGCTGCTTTAACGGTAAAGGAGGTTTTGCCTGTCCACTTATGTTCGATTAAATAATCGCGTGAACGGACATCACCCTTACGGCTCCAAAAAGCACCACTGGCAGCTGTGCGCTTACCATCAAATGCTTTTGCTAACCGTGCCTCGTGCTTCTGCGACTGCTTTTGACCCTCACTCTTCATTAACGTGCTTAGAACCTGCTTTAATAGAATCTAAGACATCCCGTTCAAGGGTCTCTTTCAAATCAATCTCTTCTCGTATAGCCTGAAGCATACCATCTTGTCCTTGCCATTGCGAACCGCCATACCGGTAGTAGGCTCCCGCTCTGGTAATAACTTTATTCATAATACCGATGGCTAGGATTTCCTTGGCAAAGTCAAATTCTCCAGCGTTCTGCCCTGAGAAGTAGAAGTCTACGACGGCTACCTGGGTAGGTGGGGCGGACTTATTCTTGATGACACGGACTTTAATGGTCTGACCGACACGACGTTTTTCTTGTCCTGTGCCTTCCTCGATCCAATCATCACGTTTTACCTCAATACGGGTAAAGAAAGCGTAGTCCTTACCTAAACCGCCTGGGGTGGTTCTAGGGTCTCCGTACATGACGCCAATCTTTGAACGCCATTGGTTGATCATAAGACCAATGAAAGGGCGTTCTGGGGTTGTTAGTGACCGCTTAGAAGCCTTACCCACCTTACGGAAGAACTTGTTGGTCATCAACGCTGATCGACCTACCGTTGACTCTTCCATTTCTTTTTCGTCTTCTGAAACCGGCACCAAAGCAGGAAGACTATCGACAACAATGCAATCAACAGCTTTACTTTCGGTGATTTGAATAACCGCTTCATATGCCTCCTCCATGATGTTTGTAGCAACAATATACACGCGGGACGTGTCTACTCCGCACATCTCTGCGTACTCAGACACCCACTCCTCCGCAGCAACCCATACAGTTGTAAATTCTGGGTCACGTCGTTGGTTGGCGGCAATAGTCTTAAGAGCAAGGGCGGTCTTACCGTTACTTGCCTCACCAATAATTTCATGCCATTGGTTAACTGGCCAGCCACCACCAAGGGCTACATCTACGGCAACAGAACCGGTGGTAAAACGACCGCCAGTCTCTGTAATCTCTGAACCTAGGACGATAGTATCCGCGCCCATCTTCTTATTGATCGCGGTAAATACTTTTGCTAACTCACCTGTAATTGCCATTATTCAAGCTTTCCGATAATTGTTGTGGGATTCCAACCACCTGTTTGGACTTGCTTTGCTGGTGTTGCTGGGCCTGATGCTACTGGACCTCCCATGATTCCTGTACCTGCGCCTGATCCACTTTGAGTAATTGGATAGCCACAATCGTAACAGCGAGGACGTGCTTCAGGAGTAGCGCCACCATAATTACCGCTACCACAGTTAGGACATCGTGGCGCTTGTGGTGTTGCTTGCTGTGAAGGAGGATATTGAGGTTGCTGTGGTTGCACATATGTAGCGGGTTGTGGTGCTACATACTGCGGAGTAGAAGCTGGACGCTGTGGTTGTTGTCCGTTTAGTTTATTAGCCCACCAATTAGAACTGCTCATCAAAGAACCCTTCGGTATCGTAGTGCTCAGATGCTACACCATTTGGTTGAATTAAGCCAAGATTCAAAGCAATAGAAAATGTTCCTATTAAAGTAGATATAGAAACTAGTTTATATACGCTAATCATTGCTTCTACATCCTCATCATCTAGCTCAATCCCCTGAACCTTACCAGCCTCTTTACAGTGGATGGCGGTCATAAAGTTAGCGCTGATGTCGGACATCGAGTCAATAAAGGGAAGGATAAATGCGAGTTTGCTCAACCGCTCTTCGCTATCCTCCAGTTCCTTGCTCTCACCCTCTTCACTAATCGGGCTTAACCCAATAAGTTCACCAATCACACTGTGGTCGGAGACAGCGGTATCGAACAAATACCAACGAAGAATAGTAGATAAAGGGACAGAGATGTCTTCCACGTACTCATCGTCATCCCTGTTAAATAATCGACTAAACCAATTCATTTAGCTTCGCCCCACTTTTGGACAACTTTAATGTCAGCAAGAAGTGGGACAGAAAGAAGGGTAATGCCTTCCATAGCCTTTTGAATAGCGTTGTGGCTCTCATCTACCAAATGGTCAGGTGTCAGCGTGACGAGTTCGTCATGCACCGTTAGTATCAACTTTGCCTCTTTAGGTAGGTAATCGTGAGCCCTAATCATAGCAAGTTTGATGATATCTGCAGCAGACCCTTGGATGCGCGTGTTGAACGCTTGTCGCTCAGCGCTAGCCCTGAATCCTGTCTGGCGGGAGTTAATATCAGGAAGGTAGCGTCTGCGGTTCATAATGGTGGTTACGTACCCTAAGTTCCTAGCAAGCCCTATAACCCTAGACTTGTACTTCTCCACGTCTGGGAACTTCTCAGAGAAGTCAGTCAAGAGATTTCGGGCTTCCTTAACACTACAGTGGATCTGAGTAGCGATCTTATCCGGACCTACTCCGTACATCATAGCTAGAACAAGAACTTTACCCGCCTTGCGCTCTACGCCCATAGTCTCGCCAATGGTGGTGTAGATGTCACCCTTAACGCCAGGAGTATTGTAGGTACTCATAAGAATAGGGTCATTGGACATCGCGGCTAGAACACGAGGTTCAATCTGGGAGTAGTCAGCCACCACTAACTTATAGTTATCAGGGGCACAGAATAGATTACGAATAAGGGTTCCGTAATCCTTCTCTGGGGGTAGGTTCTTACTGGGGGCTGGGACGTTTTGAAGGTTTGGGTTACGGCTAGAAAAACGACCAGTCTCAGCACCCCATTGAACAAAATCTCCGTATAACTTACCGTTGATCAGCATACTTTCGCGCTCTTCAACTTTAGACTTACCATTGACCGTCTTGGTTACTTCTCCACCCAAGTAAGGAATAACGTAAGTACTTTGTAACTTGCTTAAGTCTGCATAATCAAGCAGCGCCCCAACAAGTTCGTCTTTTTCTCTTAGTGGCTCTAAAGCCTCAGCAGATACGGAATACTCTTTATAAGTCAGCGCCTCCTGGCCTTGCTGAAGGGCTAGTGCTTCGCCTTTACCTGTTAGAACACCTGTTCGAAGACCTCGGCAACCTTCTTCTTTAGGTCCGTACAAGATGTACTGCTTCTCGTTATTAGAGTTCATGTTAAAGACTCGACCAGCGATACGGTAAATCTCAGCCTTTGCGTTATCGATCTCAATCTCTAAGTGGTCGTTAAGTGTCTGCAAAGCCTTAGTATCAATTGAGGCGCCAGTAAGCTTCATATCACAAAGGACACGGAGAACATCCATCTCCAAATTCATAACCTTTTGGACGTCTGCCTCTTCAATCTTTGGGGCAAGTACTTTCCAAAGAAGAAATGTGTATTTAGCGTCTAGATAGGCGTACTTAGCCACTTCACTAAACGAGTAAATCTCCACCATGTGGCCAATGCCCTTAACCATCTTGAATCCGAGCTCACGCTCAAGGCAATCGTCTAGACCCAACTTGCCTTTATTCTTGTTATCGTAAAGGAAAGAAGCCATAAGAGTGTCAAAGTAAGGGCCGGAAGGAATTTCTCCACCGTAGTACTTGGCTACTGAGGAAAGGTCAAATACTAAGTTGTGACCGATGGTCAAGATATCTTCTTTAAAAAATAATGGCTTTAATGCCTTAAATACCTGAGCTGGAAAGAGTTGTACTGGAGGTTCTGAGAAGGTCTTAACTGCCTTCTTTTTATCTTTAGAGTAGTCAGCCTCAGTAGGTGCTTTACCTTTTGCTACTCTTTTTTCTCCTGCTGGAGTAAACGGAAAAGACTCAGAGATAAACTCTCCATTAGGATGACCGAGCGGGATAACATCTCCGCGACCATGTGTTGCAAGGCTTATCCATAAAACTTCATTAACAGCGGGGATACCACGCTGGTCACCTACAGTTTCAACATCGTAGGCAAATGCATCTTGCTTTAGATAAAAAGCAACCATCTCATTAAGTTGCTCTTCTGTGGTAATAATATTCATCAATACTCCTTAAAGGAAATGGGGAGCCTGCACGTAGACCCCCCAAATCAAGTTGAAACAGATTATAGGTATGAAGCTGCTTCAAGGAGTTGTTCGTGAGTTGGCATCACAACATCAGATGCCGTAAATGGGACAACCTCTGAAGCAGCCTTTTCAGCAAGTTCTTCATTAAGTTGCCAATCCTCTGCAAGATCTCGACCCTTGACTGCTTGTACTGTGTACTTAGCGGTAAGTCCTGCAGGACCGGTACGGCTGACCGCCCAGTAGTTGCGTGATAGAGGACCTTGAGGGCTGTGCTCTAGAGGGTAAAGAATGTTATAGATCTGACCACCAACAATCCATTGTTGACGCTTTGGTCCTTCAGGCCAGCTTAGGTTCAACACAGTGAACGCGTACTTTTCTGAAGGGTAGTTTTGATCATCTGGTAGTTTGCCAGCATTAGTTGCGCAAATAGGGCACTTAATGCTTGGATCGATAGAGGTAGGGCAGATAAATGAGCGCTTACCCTGTGTAATCTGACGGATGTAGTGCTCTTTGTAACGAATAAATGGTCCCGCGCCAAAGAACTTGATGACTTGGAAAAGTCCTTCTTGAACCTTAAATTCCTTGTCATATACGCCTGTACCCTGCTTAATTTCTTTTGGTTGAACCCAACCAGAGTTAGCAGATGAGGCGGTTGCAGTTGGTGTACCTGCTGGGCGATCATCAATAGAGGAAGCAAACTTATCCTCTGATGGTAGATAGTCTTCTGTTCGATTTACTGCCATTGTAGTTTCCTTTGTGTGTATGTATGTGTGTGTTTATGTATTTTGTATGTTTAGTTTATTTAGTTTCTTCTGCACGGATTTTAGTCCATGCCATCGCAATCTCTTCACTGAGTTCACGATAGTCAGACCACTCTATACGACTAGTGTGTAAAACACCAGCCTTATGGAACAGTTCGACGGCTGCCTCCACCATGGCTCGACTGTAAAGTCGGCGACCTTGGTGGTCTTCCCCTCTAATGTTTTTCTTAGAAGGAAGTCTGTATGGTGATGCTGGGATGTAACCCTTTTTAGTCCAATCCCTAACGGTAATTATTGGACGACCTAGAGCACTAGCAAGAGCACCTAGGGTAAACATATCAATAACTTTGCCATTAGGCAAAGGTTTCTTAAAAGGACGAACGTCCCAGGCAGCGTCTGGCTCAACCTCAGGTTGTTTAACAACGGCAGCTTTACGCTTACGTTTACTGCCTGGATAGTACTCATCCAAATCAGCAAAGGTTGAATCAATGAAGTCTTGGGTCACTTGGTGTCCACAATAAAGGCGTAAACAACTTTTTCTGGGAACATAGCGTCAATGTCTTCTTCCGTAAGTAATCCTTCATAATAAGAAGCCATAATCGCGGCTTCGTCTAATGTAGGAACCATTTTAATACATTTGTCTTTGATGCCGCGTTCCTCTAACAGCGTGTCGGCTATGCTCATATCCAAATTCTTAAATACTTTACGCTGTTTTACTAGGGTTACTTCGCCCTTTATCTCGTCAAGAACTTTAAGACGAACATGTCCACGGTCATCAACTTGACCGTCTGCGTCTAGAACAGTGGTAAGGCGTGCTTTTAATTCAGCTTGGCGCTTAGTAAGAAGATCAATCTCCCCTTTAAGGGAAAGATATTGACGAACGTTTCTTTTAATATCATCTAGGTCCATGAGGCGAACCTAGTACGAGGTTACTTAGTTGTCAACCTCTACAAGATACGCTTCTAAAGCCTTGATAATTACGCTGGTTACGGTTACACCCTCGGAAGCGGCCTTCTTTTGGACGGATGTCCACAGGTCGTCAGGGACGCGGATAGTACGCGTTGGTGTCTTAGGTGCGTTAGGCATTCATATATTTTATACGCTAACAAGCTCTAAAAACTGCTTTAAACTGCCAATAGTCATAGGAATTCCGCCATCTTCATCAATACCCTCACCATCAATGACGGCGCTGGCTACGGCACTCTTATGCTGAAGCGCTTCCCATTGGCGCTGTTCAATGGAACCGGAAATGATGATGTCTTGAATGACGATCATTGGCCATGTAGAGGATGCTCTTTTTATTCGTCCATTTCTTTGAATAGCAGAGCCACTAGACCAAGGCAAGTCATAGTTGACCAAAAGATTAGCCGCGGGAAGGTCCACGCCATAACCACCAGCATCGCTACTAATAAGGACGCGCACATCAGGCTGTGTGTTAAAAGCCACTTTGTTATCTTCTTTAGTCTTAGCATCTAATTTCCCTGAATATAGTCGGCACTGTTCTCTACCTAATGCTTCTGCGATCATGTCTAGCATGTCTACATAAGTTGCAAAAATAACTACTTTGTTTGCTTCATCTTGTTCAAGAAAGTCTTTGACGTACTGGATAAGGTAATCCAGTTTAGGTGAACCGTCAATCCCGTCAAGAGCGCCACTATCAACCAACCCGTATGCATACAGCGATCCTCCTTTAGTACCTAGAGTGGGGGTGAATTGGCTAAACCGAACCACTGAATCGTCTTCTAGTTCTTCTTCGTACAGAACTTCTTGTTGCATAGCTGAGAACTTACTAGCGCTAATTCTCAACAGGTCTGGGTGCGAGCACAACATCTTGAGACAGCCGATCTTAGACATAATCCGACCACGAATCTCGTCCTCTGGACCACCTGCTTTATTCTCAAACCCGTAATGAGCCATAAGGTTAAAAGAACCGCCAAATAAAGTCTGAGCCTCATCTAATTCCGTAAGAAGATCATCAACTATACGAAAGTACAACTTAGAAGCCTTGCGGTCTAATACGATCTTAATTGGGTCATTATGAATAGATTCTGGAAGATATGGAGCCACGTCTGGATCTTTTTGAGATTTACGCACAGAGGCGCTCTTCATCTTCTCATGTAAAGTCTTTAAGTTTCTGTATCCCTGAACCCCGCCCCAGCTATTACGTAGGATAAAGGTAGAGTCAAAGATATCAAAACGACCAAGAATGGTGCGGTCAACGAACTCCATAATGCTGTAAAGCTCTTCAGGCTTACCATTTTCAATAGGAGTACCGGTAAGAGCAAACTTATAAGGGGCGTTACTTAAGCGCTTTACTGAGCGGGATCTTTTAGATTTAAACGACTTAATGGCTGTAGCCTCATCAAGTACTACAAACCCTCGTGGGAGGTCTCTGATTGCTTCCCAATCATTGACGACTTGTTCATAATTAAGAATGATGTAATCAACGCCAGAGTTTCTCCAGTCGAGGGCTTGCTCGTACTGTTCTGCTCTTTTCTTTGGGGTTCCGTCAATGACCAAAGCGCGTGAAGTGCCATCTGTAAACTTTTCAATCTGATTAGCCCACTGATACTTCAGTGAAGATAAACAAATGATAAGTCCAGGTTCGGTAATTTTCCGTTCATCCATCAACTTTTCAAGAGCAGCAATAGTTAACACTGTCTTACCGAGACCTAAATCGTAGGCAACCAACATGCGACCTTCTTCGCACATACGGTTCACGGCTTCAGGTTGATAGGGAAGAAGAGTCCCTGTAAACGTCATACAAGTAAACCTACCATGCGGGCTTTAACGGAAGCAACAAGATCTTCAATAGTTCCATTATTTAATAAAGTTATATCGACAGGGTGCTCAGAGAGTTCTGACTCAGAAACATGGTTATTTACTGCAGATACGTTTGGACGCTCAACTCTCCAAAGGACGCCATTGGCCACTTTGATAGTCGAAGCTTCATTTTGAAAACGAACATCAGTAATAACATAGTTTTTATTTGTATTAGACATCTTTTTCAAAGCTGTGGTAACCCAGATGTCAGCACCTAAAATATCTCTAGCCCCTACACCAAGGTCTTGAAGTAGACGGCGAACTTCTGTACGACTCTTGGCTAGCTCCCAGCCAAACTCGCGGACGTGCTCATTTAAGTGGTATCCGTTGTTAAGTATTGGGTTAATCCGCAGTAGTAGTTCTCTTATTGGGTCTGCAAAAGCAATACGCTCAAACCCGTAGTTATCGACCAAAACTTTAGCAACTGTGTCTTTTCCTGAACGGGCGTATCCGGTGAGTCCAATAATCATACTAAAGCCTTTTCTCCCCTAATCATGTGCTTAGCGTTTTTAATGCCTTCTAAGATCTCCGACTTACTCATACCGCCTACATCTTTGCAGTCAGTCTTGGAATAGTCAAAGAACCACGCCTCAAACCAGTAATCCTTACAAGCCTTAAGAAGTTCTTTACTGGCTTTATGACCGGCATCGTCGTTATCCATGGCAAAAACAACCCTATCTGCCCCCCTGATGACGTTTATCTGAGAGGTGGATATTGCGCACCCAAAAGTAGCAACGCCCCCTGTGACACCCACTGAAGCCAATCTAGCCACGTCTAATGGGGATTCAACGACAACCATATCCCCGCCCGTATATTGCTGAAACCCAAATAGGGCAATGTTCTTCTTCATACCCTTAGGGTAGTTATTAAAGTGACGGGTCTTGTAGCCCTTCTCTTGCCAGCCACAAAGAGAGCCCGTTACCGCGTCCCGTACAGGAAGTATCCAGCACTCGCGCAAACGATCCCAAAGGATTTCATACTTCTGTGCAACAGAAACAGAGATACCTCTAGACAACAAAGCCTCTTCAGGAGGGGTGACAAAGGCTGAGAGCATAGACTCGGTGATAACAGTCTGCTCAGGGATTTCATTTTTCTTCTCTCGAACAGCCCTGTCGTATCTAAGAATTAAATCTTCTTCTGAACCAATCCACTCACGAGCCTTTTCATAATCAATACCCTGCACATAGCTGATAAGTGAATACAACCCGCCCTTAAACCCACAACTAAAGCAGATGTGAGCACCGGTATCTGCATTGATAAACCATGAAGGATTATGATCAATGTGACCTGTGCGTTCTAGGTGAGCTGGGCATGACCCCTTTACCTCAGAACCCGTAGAACTAATAATCTCAATACCTAAACGAGTGAGGAGTTCTTCCATATCATCGTTGGTCATAGGTCATTGCTCTCGAGTTCTCTAAATTGTCCTGTCTCCCAATCCCAAACAAGGGACACGTCTACAAGACCGCCGTTACGACTTGCCACTACGCGAAGAAGACGGGTGTCGTCAACATTCTCACTCTCGCGCTGTAGACCAAAGATAACGTCTGCATCTTGGTGGAAGGAAGATGAGTAACCGATGGAGTCAGCACTAACGTTACCGCCCTTCATCTTCCACGTAAGAACCTGCGTAGAAATGACAATAGGTATTTTAGTCTTTTGCGCCAAACGCTTTAGCGACCGGGTGATGTTAGTAATAGCTTGGGGAGTGTTAGATTCCCCAGTCTGTTCATCGAGCATTAAGTAAGTTCCGTCAATGAAAACAATGTCTGGTTGCTTTGCTTGAATCTTGGCAGCAATTGCGCTAACGGTAGATCCTTCTGCAGAACCCGAAAGCCAAAACTCTTCACGCATGGCTTGTATACCCTGAACAATCCTGCCGTATGTAGCTTCTTCTTTATCTGTAAGGCTTCCAGTCATTAAGCGCTTATGAGAAATTCGAGCTTTCATAGCGTAGTAACGAGTAAGTTGCTCTTTGTTACTCATCTCAAAAGATATAAACAAAGGACGCTTATCTTGCATGTGAGCGTTAATAGCAATCTGTAAAGCAAGGGTTGACTTACCAGTCTTAGGGGGAGCGATAATAACGATTAACTGCTCAGGCTGAAGACCTGAGGTTGCCTTATCCATAGTAGGAAAGCCTGTAGGAAGACCAAGAAGACCTGGGTTATTCTTACGGAACTCGTACTCTTCAAGAGCGCGCTTAGCCGCTTCTCTAATCTCAATGTCGGTTGTCTTATTAAGACCTGAATCTTCTAGTTTAAGAATTCCTCGCTGGAGGGCTAGAAGCGCTGACTCGTGGTCAGGAGTAGGTGTGTCGATAAAATCAATAGCGTCACCGATGGTGTCTGAAATAAACTTCTTACGACGTTTTGTAATTAGGTCGTCGATTAAATAATCAACAGAATCTTCTACTGGGGAACCTTGTTCTGAAAAGGTTTTATAAGTAGGGAAGTTTTCCTTGACTACAGAAAGACTGGGGGTCTCTTGGTACTTAACAAAGTGATCGCGTAAAAATAAAAATAACTTTTTATCAAAGGGGTCAGCAAACCATGGGTCAGAAATACCTTTTTCAAGGATTTCACTGAGGCTTCTATCCTCAATGATTTTGCTTAGTAACTTTGCTTCGTTATTCATAATTGATTAAAGTCCAATCCCCAGTGCCCGTACCTTAACAGTTTATCCGGTGCATCGATAACACCTACTACCTCAGGTCTGTATGGAAGTTCACTCATCAAATGATTAATGGACTCATACGAGGAGTAGTATCTAAACGGATTAGTCCCAGCGTTGTCAATAGAATCCATAAAAGACCCAAGTTGTTCATTATCAAAATCATAAGAAATGAGTTCTAAAGTAACTTCTCGTCTAGTGGTGTATAAGTACAGACGGCTAAGTACATCTCTTCTTAGTTTTTTATTAAGCTCTGGAACTTTAAAAAACTTAAGTTTCTTTTTTACTACAACCTGAACATCTAAAACGACATCAGTAACTACTAGCACTCTGCGGGGAAGTTCATTGCTTATATCCCCATTGCGCATCAGTAGACCTCTATTTTCCCGTATCTTCTAAGGAATTGATTGTATGCGTCATTTGATCTTTTTGCCAACTCTGCCTCTTCTGGCGTGGCTGAGCGTAGGATCTCTGGAACATAACGACCGTCATTAGCGTCTATACGGCCTTGGATAAGACGTGTGTGTCTGCAGGAGTTTCTCTTTGCGTAGTTAGAGCAGTTACAAAATAACTTATCTGATTCATCTAAGAACACTTCTGCAATTTCATACGAGTCTTTAACCTCGGGTAAAAATACCTGAAGAAGGCGCTTATCGCTCACAGTAAAGTCCTTCATTTGCGTAAGTCTTTACCGCCAGTGTCCAAGGGTAAGTACGCAAAAGCCTCGTGCGCAAAACTTTCTGTAGCGTCACCGTAAAGTCCAGCCCAATCTTCTAACTTGATATTAGTAGTAACAATGGTAGGCAATCCATTGTTAAAGCGTGTCCTTAAGATGTGATGAAGCATATTCTTTTGCCATCCGCTTAAGCTTGCGTGCTCTTTACCGAGATCATCGATGATAAGTACACGGATGTTAAAGGCATCGTTACGGCATTCACCTAACATTCCGTTGTAAAGATTAAGATCTAACTCATTTACATCTTCTTCCATAGTACGACCTTTCAAATTAAGAATGTCGTTAAATGTAGAAAAGAAACAGGGTGTAATAACAGTATTACCTTCTCTAACATCGAAAGATTCTATAGGGAACGTTAACATCATCTCTTGAATGATGGATAAAGCAAAAGTTGTTTTTCCTAAACCAGGCGTACCCCAAAGAAGTAAACCTAGACCGCAATCCTTTTTACCCATGGCGCGAATTACTTTACCGTCGCGTACATCTGAGATCCATGTTTTTACGTCCTGCATGATGTCGTCTTCGATCTCGGAACAATCGTCTAGTGTCCAGCCGATGCGTGCTGTTGGAATACAGGCGGCTTGAATCCAGTGTCTACGACGGAGCTTAAAGTCTTTTGCTTTAATGTCATACATCTCGTCGAAACCTCTCTCTGGACTTCATTGACTTTTGCTTCTCTGCCTGAATATCTTCAGGAGTAACCATAAGCCTTTGCGCTTGAATCATAAGACTACCGTACTGCTTAATGAACATTTTCCAAATAAGGTCAGGGTCATTAAGCGAGGTGTTGTGCTTAATCTGCTGAAAGTATAGATCAATCATGACTTTTTCAATAGGTCCGCTGGTGCCGAATTCTTTTTGAGCATTAGCCAAAGCAACCCTGAAGGGGCTGCGGGTAACTTTCCAGGGCTTGATGTGCCAGTATTCGTACATCTGTTCGGCAAACTCAAACGCGGTATCTGTGACCGTCCACTTAGCTGGGTCGGCTTTGTCGCGCTTCTTCATGCGTTGCTCTTCGGCCTTCTTAGCCTGAGCCTCTTCCTTGGCGCGGTGCTTCTCCTCACGGGCTTTCCGCGCAGCCTCTAAGCGGTCTTCCTCGAATTCGAAGTAAGTCATAGGTTTATCTTTCTCATCGACGTAGTCGATATATTCGGTATATTTTAATAAGTTACTACTGTCTATTAGACTACTGTAACTAGTAGCCGTCTTGTCTATTGCCGCGGCATCGAGACCAGCTTTAGTGATGTTGATCGCGGCTACAGGCTGTCTGCTACTCGGATCTTGGTATCGGACTGTCTCAATTAATCCCATGTCACGTAACCCGTTGATCAGACCTTGGGTCTTGTTAATACCCAACCCCACATTGCCAGCAATGGCTTTAGAGCCCCTACCAGAGGGGCTGTAGATCATAGCCTTAAGAACTTTAAGGTGTAACTCAGTAAACACGTTCTAAGCCCCCTTAGAAGGCGTTTTAGAGGCATGTATAAGGGCTACCACCTCTTCCGTAATTACGGCTGAGAGGGTTAAAAGGTGTTTGCTGACGATCTCAAGGATTTTGTCCTCAAGATCAGGTTCGCTTGATTCAGTAGAGGGGGTTACTGGTGCGCTAAAGAGATCCTCTAGTTCCTTAACTGTAGGGTTATGTACTTCCGACTTAGGAGCCTCTACCGCGTTAAGGGAGTTAAGACCCTCTGTTAGGTCAAATGCTGGGATGTTAGCCTCAAGGCATTGGTTGAGGGCGTCTGAGTCTGACCCGTCCCAAAGGAAGAACACGGATGACTTCTTACCCTTGATGTGGTCGATTGCCCCCGCGACGGGGTTATCGTTCTCAATAACACTGCAAGCAGGTAACCCCGGGGCATCGGGCTTTGTGTTAAATACAACGATGTCGATATTCTTATCTTTAGCTAGTTGCGCCGCATAAATCTGACCATCGCTAGGGCGACCCTCAAAGGCAAGAACGAGTGTCCCATTCTTACCGTTGGCGTAGTAATAATCTTCCATAAGCGCATCCGTGTTCGCACGACTGGTACGCCCGTTGCCGATAACCAAGACGTAATAGTTATCCATAAGTCCTCCTAGGTTTAGGTGGGCTTACCCTATCACTCTCTTGCGGAATTGATAATAGTCGGTCTGTAGGTAGATACCCGTTCGGCTGTGGTCAAGAAGACTCTTCCCAAAAAAGCGCAAGCCACCGTGTACAGAACATAGTTCTTTACCGTGCTATAGGTAATCAAGTTCCCTACCGCAGAAAATATCAAAGAAAAAACGGCATTTGGGGTCGTTGCTCCTATAAAGTCAGAGAGCACAGCCACTAGCCCTTCGACTGTGGCTAAGAAGAAAGCTGTGAATAAACTTACAAGTATGAGGGTCATGCCCTAGATTCTACTACGTCTGTGGCTGTGCGATGTATACAGCTGCAGTTGACCCTATTGGTAACTGGGCGTTCAAGGTTGCCCCGTACAAACGTGTCTGAACTACAAAACTATTCTTGTAGTAGTGGCTACGTGCGGCGTTGGCAGTTCCGCCCTCCCATATAAAGTTTCTATAGTCACCTAAACCGTTAGATCCATCAAAGTACGTTAGGAGCTGACCGCTGTTTTCAAATAAAGCGTGATCAAGGATAATGACATCACCGCTGTCAGATGTTGTCCAATCAAATTCCACGCTCGCATATGCAGTAGTGGCAGGGGCTGTGCCCGTTACATACAACCTACTCCATACACCATTACCGATAGGTGTGCTTGATCCTACGCTAGAACTGATTAATGTATAAGACGTGTTATACCAGTTGACTTTAACTACGCCAGCATCATCTGATGCCCCAACAGCCTGAGCATAAACACTAAAGGTGTAGGAGGTGCTTGGGTAGTAAATGCCAGTAAGTTGAGATGTAGTTGATCCATCCCATGAAGACACACTTGTTGACGCTCCTGAAGACGTAACTTGAAGTTGGTGTCCTGTAGCAAATACAGTTCCACCAGTAACAGTAGAGTTAGAGGCAGTCACATTGTAAGAGAATGTGTTAAGTGTTACCGATGTTATTGTTCTTGCTCCGTTGTAGTAAGAAGCGTTTGATCCAGTAACACCTGAGATAGTTACCGATGAACCGACTTGGTATGAGTGCGGTAGAGTTAAAGTAACAGTTGCAACGTCGGAAACAATGCTCGCTGTAGAGATTGAAAAAACATCAGCGTTAGGTTCAACATAGGCTGTTGTAAGCATTTGAGTGCCGTTTGTTGTAGTCCAAGGGGTTGTAGCAGTCACAAAGTTAGGGTTAATTAACTCATTAATACGATTTGCTCTTAAGGTGATATGGAGTTGTCGTGCTTCATCAAAAGAACTTGGCGTGCTTGCTACCTCGAACTGAGCTGCATCGAAGAAGTGGTGTTCGTTAGTAGCAGACCCACCAACAGAAGCAATAGATACTCCAGGCGTTGCATAATACGCATGTGTAGGGGCAGCAGCAGATACGTATGGTCGGTATGAAGAAGAGAATAGAGCGGTATTATCAGAAACTCCTGTACCGCTTGATGTTGAAATAAAATTACCAAAACGATCAAACCATTTTACTTTTGCTGTAACTACTCGGGCTGTTGAACCGGCGCCCTTAGCGGCGTAGATGCTAAAGCAATATGTTGTTCCAGCTGTTACAGGGATCCCATTTGTGATTGGGCTATCATCACCGCAGTACATATTGATTGTTTGAGCGCTTGTAGATAAGTTATAAAAAGCAACAATTCCATTTGCTTTATTTGGAAATAAAGTTGGCGCTGTAGACTCTACCCAAGGCGAAGGGTATGGTGTAATAAGACCGTATTGACCAGTGCTGGCATTAAATCCTGTAGTAGTAGGTAGGTCTGCAGTCGTAAGCGCAAAACTTAAAGAAGTAGAAGTAATTTCAGTAATTGTGTAAGGAGAGGTTGAGTTGATAAGAGGATAAGGCAAACCACTTACAAGTATATAATTGCCGACATCATATTGTTGATCGTAACTTGCGCTGAAGGTTAAAGTAACTACATTTGATGTAATTGTTACTGTAAGGATTTGCATTACAGGCAATTGATCGTAATCAGAGGTTCCGTCAGTAGATACCCAATGACCTGTTCCTTCTTCAAAGGAAGAATCATTGTAGTCAAGCATAAGGTTATGCCCTACGGTAATACCGTTAACGCTAGGGTTAGGGGTTCCAGAAATAGGGACAGGGACTCCCCAGCCACTAAAGTCTTTAATAAAACCAAGTAAACCTTCTTTAGAACCTTTTTGCTTTGTCAGCGTCACACCGTCTCGCAAAAGAATACGGTTTTGTTGAAGACCAATGGCGGGTTCATATGTTTGACCAAACTGGTTCATAAGTGTAGGGATTAATGCGCCATTAACTTTTTCAGGGTTATACCGTTGAAGCAACAGGTCTGTCATAGTTTGTTCGTAATCTAGTTCAAAACCAAAGTTTCCTAAGAAAGAATATAAAGCGGGATTTTCCCAATCAGATGATGGAGAGTATGGTTCAGTGATTTTATAGATATCTGGGAGCGCGTTATACATTTTGTCTGTATTACTATGGTCTTTAACAGATAAACTAAACGCACTTCCAGCGTTAACCCATGAGTACTGGATTAGGTTGTAGACAAAAATAGTGTAGTAATAAAAAGCACCTTGTACTAAGTTATTGTTATCTGTATAAAAAACAGGGTCTGAGCCGTTGTAGGCAGTCAAAATAACTACACCATCTGAGACATCTACTGGAAACCCGTAAGAGTTTCTAACAATAACTAATTTAGACCAGTCACCTGTTGGGTCTGTCCAGTTTAAAAGAATCTCACCCTGTTTAGCTGGTTTAGCAGTAAATGGGGTAGCGTCAAACTTAATAGGGTTGTCTGTGCCGTAGTAGGCTTCACCGTAGTAATCAATTCCGTAGCGTGACATGGTTAGCTAAGAATTCCGCCCGTTACGTTTACAACAAGACTACCAATACCAGTTGCGCTAGGGCTGGCTGTTGCTCCAAGTTCATATAAGGTAGGTATTTCACTGGTTGCGCAAACAATGTTTCCTACTGTTAGTGCTGTTACTGAACCAGAACAAGACGCCGAAGACACGTTGTTAGCCACTAACGCGTATGAGAAAGTGTTAGTTGTTACGGAAGTCACAACATAAGTACCGTTGAATGTGTTGTCTACACCGGTAACCGATATTGTCTGTCCAACAGTAAGAGTGTGCGTTGCTGAAGTTGTTAATGTTGCTACATTTGAAGTAAGGGCTTTATTATCAATTGTGTATTTCTGATCTTGGTCAGCTCTAACCATTTTTGTTATGCTTTGGTAAGCAACTCCATCAACAGATGCTACTGCTGAATAAACGTCAGAGACAGCGATTGTGTCTCCAAAAACAACGTTATCAATGTAAAGCAAAGAGTTAAGCGCAGAAGTTACGTTTGTTAATACCGAAGATTGACGATATTGCGGGGCAACAGTAACGTTAACGACTAAGTAAACACCTACATATTTGGGAGGTTGAAATGTAACTGTGGTATTAGCAGGAGTCTTGTCTACCAACGCGTTTAAAACGTTTGTTGATAGTGTGTTAAACACTGAGGTTGGAGTTACATTGTCGGATGCTACTCCAGGGTCTCCAAATGGTACAAAGTACAATGTTACAGAGGTATAAACGTTTGCTACAGCGATTGCCTTAGCCACACCAGAAACTTGGATAGCAAGTACCGCGTAGTCTGTTAAAGATACAGCTCTGTTAATAGCTCGAATGCTTAGTGGAGCGTTTACACGAATAGAGTCAGTAGATTCAGCATCTGCTCCTCCAGTTGCTGCGCCGTCACCAGAACTTACAATATCTTGGTTAGAAACGGTAAGCCCAGCAGGTATTGTTGAACTAGGTACATTAATAATGTAAGTAATGGTGTTTGAGGCCACGTTTCCTTGTGATCCCGCACCAATTCTATAGGTTGCGTAGATAGCCACCCCGTTAGGCGGTATGCGACCACTTATGCCATCTCCAAAGGTTATATATGTGTATCCATCAGCATTTGTAAACGTTGTAAATACTGGGTCGTAACTATTTGAGTCGATTAGGTATTGAACATTTTGGTATGAAACACCATTAATAGTAATTTCAACAGAAGAATTGATTACTGAACTATTTAAAAGTTGGTACGTTTGGTTAGCACTTCCATCAGACGTTCCAATAATCTCATTGCTTACGGTCTCTCCTTGAGTTGCAGTTACCGTAGCGGATCCATTAGTAGCGCCTGAAGCAGCAGGGATTGTCAGTGATGAATTTGTTTCAAATACAACTTGAGTTGTAGTTGCGTTTTGAATTAAAGACGTAGCGACTTGAGTTAGCGCTGGGATAGTAATAGGGGAACTTGTTGAGTTTTGGAAGGTAAGGGTTACGGTTGAGGGCGTAATGTCAGTGGGGGTGTACCCAAGCAAATTAGCAATCTGAAGAACACTAGCGCGTTGGGTAGCCGTTGAGATAAAGGCCTCGTTAGCAGCTCTATCAATATAGTAGTTGAGAATGTCTCCCATATACGCAAAAAGTTCAAGCAAGGTCATGCCAAAATCGGCTGGGTCTCTGTTAGTCCATAGAGGGGAGAAATTAGGGATCAAATTTGTCATATCAGACAAAATAGAGGCGTAGTCCCTAGATGTGTAGTCTACAGACGGCACAAAGTTACTTGTTGTACTACTTGTTGCCATATGGCACCTCCGAAATTATGTCCCCAGATTGGTTAAGAATATCAGTTTTGACTGTAACAGTCTCAGGGTTCTGGGAACTTCCATATTTATACGTTATAGAAACGTCTAAATGCCCATCATATTGGCTAATGCTCGCAGCCACATCAATCAAAGATAAGTAGGGGAGCATCTTTGTAAATCCTTGCGCCACCTCTTGTTTAATTAAAGTTATAGCAGAGCTGTTGCTTTCAAAAGTAGCTCCTCGCGTTCTTGTACCAAAAGCAGGTCGCATAACCCGTTCACTTACAAGAGTCATTATGGCTAGCACCACTCTGTCCTGCATTATTTTCTTTTGATCATTGGTGCTAAAAATACCGCCATTAGCATCAAAGGAAAACGGCAAAGCGATTGCTGTGCTCATAGTTCAACTCCCATCCATACTGGAAAATTAGGGTCTCCTGCGATAAACATTACCCAAACCTTCTGCTTAACATTTGGAACTAACCTATGCGGGGTGTGCTCCAAAGTACTAGTGGCGTCATTAAATGCCCCAGAAGAGGCGTTCCATTTATTAGCCGTGCTTACTGTTGTTACATGGGGGTGCGTTAAAGTTCCAGCTCCACTTTTTGCCACAACGGTCAAGGCTGGAACTGTTCCGCCACCTGTACCCCCAGAAACCGCAACAGGCGTTGTTGTTAATAAAGCAGCGACCTGAGAGGCAGTATGGGCTTGATGGTCTGGGTGATTAGAATTATCAGTAACTGGAAGGCACGGCTTAGCCCAATCAGTTTCAGCATCACCAAGTACCTGTGGAACTTTTAACTTAATCATGTTTTTATTGGTCGGATCAGCGTTATTGGTGCAGATGCCCTCATAAATTCCGTAAAAGCGCTTGTCTTCGTTCATAGTATGCCCGGTATCTTTGTCAACAATCGACTACTGGTAGGAGCCACACTTCCAGATGGTTGTGCAGTCGGGCTAAGTGTAGCGGTTCCAGAAATCCAAATTGGGCTATCACCAGTTCCTTTACTTCTGTTATTAAGCGTGCCGAACGAACCATTTGTCTGTGGTCCAAGATTTGGTGATGTTTTTAATAGATTAGACTGAGGCTTAGCCACAGTTTGACGAACCCCAGGTATGATCGTTCTTGATGGGGTTGTTGCTGGTTTTGTAATCTGCTGACCGTCAGTCCACGCTACCGCTGTTCCCAAGGAGTCTGTGCCTACAGTTAATATGGTCGTGTAAACCTGACTGTTTCTTTCCTTTTCCACTACCTTATGCTCTGCTCCAAGAACAGTCCAATAACCTGTGTAATAGTTTCCTAATCCATCAAGATATACAGGAAGATCTGGTCTTAAGGACGGGCTTCCTAAGACCTCTACAGTTGCTCTGTAAGGAAATGAGTTGCGGTCATCAGCTGCTTGGGCTTCATATTTAGCAATGTTTGGCGTATTAGCAACTATATGGGTACTAAAAGTATCAAAAAACTCTGGAGAGCTTTTCCCTTTTGTTACCGCATTTCTCTTTTTATTTGTTATTGCTATAGGCGCAGTAGTGCCTGTGTCCAAACCAGAGATGGATACTGCTGCTTTCATGTCTTGATCGTATTTTATTGACTCACCGACCATTGGTTCAAAAGAATAAATTGTTGAGCCGTTAGGGTCGTTTGCCTCTCTCATAACAAAGTAAGGGGCGTCTGACCTACTATTTGTGTACTCATACAGCATTGGTTGAAAATAAATTTCTGTATTTTCAGTACGAAGGCTGTAACCAGATTGCTTAGCAAGCCTCACGCACAGTTCCCAGTCGGTGTGGCCAGCCTGAGCCACTTGTGGGTATATACGAGGATGAGGTACAGAAAAGCATACAAACTTATTCTTTTTAGCAATCTTTTGTATAATCGCGTCAGCAGATAGACCTTTGTACACGTATTGAGACTCGTTTTTCATGACCATGGACGCGCTTACCGCAACAACCTCTGTTATAAAGGTTCCTGGGTTTCTATTAACATTTACATGGTGAACATAACCTGTAAACTTTTTAGATCCCCCAGAGCTATTTACTGTGAACTGGATTGGAGAGCCACTCTCAACAACGTCATACCTAACTCCCCAATCTCTAAATTGGAGCACAGCAACTTCATGCTCATACCTATTTTGGTATAGGTGTAATGAGTACACATAGGTAGGACCTACAGTTGTGTTTGGAAAGGTTACAGAGACGTAATTAAACATTTGGTATCTTTAAGACCGTGCCTTCTGGGATGTCTGTAAAGTCAACAATTTGAGGATTAAACTCTGGAATGATCCACCAGTACTCTGAGTCTTTGTAGTATTTGTTAGCTATCTGATCAAGTCGTTCCCCTTGAACATATTGATGCTCAAAGTAGGTAAGGGTACCCAAGGTACTAAACTCATAAAAAACAATAGGGTTAGCCTGTCCACCAGCAGTAGTAGAGACAAAATCAATAGTAGAGTATTCGTAACGAGAGCCTTTGTATATTGTCATTACAGCCCCTTACTTGATAGCGTGACGCGAGAAAACGCGTTAAAGCTTATTGTAATATCTGAGTGAATTGGGATCATGTCTTCTGTAAACATTGTATGGTTTATGCTCATGCTCTCTATCCAACCAACATAGGACAGGCTATCTGGATTTGGTCCCAATTGAATAGCAACTGCTGTTGGTGACAAGAACGAGAGGTCTGCTGTTACTCGGTTTAGTGCATTTGACCACACAAAGCTTTTACCAGAACTATCTGTTTGACCAGAACCGTTAATCATCCTATAGATGTATTCAATGTCGGCCATGGTTCCTTTTTTCATTAAATCATCAACCATTTGTGATGTGTTTTGGGGCACACCTGCGGTACCACCTGATGTGTAGTATTGAACTTGAGAGCCTGGTACCGGTAAAGACTTAAATGCTGCAAAGTCGTTTACTCTATCAATTGTTATTGTAAATTGAATTGCTTCCATTGCTGTAAATAAACCACTTGCATAAGCAAATTTGTCTTGAACGCTAGGTACAACGTTTGAATTTCTTGTTAAAACAGTGCTGAAATTAGAAGGGTTCCATAAAAACTGAAAACCCCAGTAGTTATCTGCAGGTGTTGATGTAGGAGTATTTTGGCTGGTAGACGCTGTTGCTGGTGGTTGCACCAGTTCATCCGCCGCGCTAGTTTTTGCATCTGCGTAGTACCACATAATAGCTCTTCTAGTTGAGTGATCCGTAGCATGGCCAGTGTAGATGGAACTATCTGTTATAGAAGGTGTTATTGGAAGACTCCACGCATGAGGAGGGAGGTTAAATTTTATTTGCCTAGGTGAAACATAAACAGCATCTGGCGATGAAGTAGGCCCAGGTTTTGCGCCTGATCCACTTCCTTGAGACATTAGTTTTTTCTGTAACGCTGCGTAAGCACTAGAGTTTGCAGAATTACGATTACCTTGAACAGACTGTTCTGCAGCCATTAGGGAGAATCTATCGCTAGGTGCTTTAGTTGTGCTTACTTTCTTTGACGCACCTTTTCCTGAAGAAGTAGATGACATTTTAGCTCTTTCCTATACTCTGAGCAGGATTTTGTAAGATCTTTTTAACTTCTGCAGCCACTTTATTTGGATCAGTAACTCCATTGATGTTAATAGTAAATCCGCCGTAATTAACGTTACTACCGGTTGCAACTTGACCCCCAAATGCTGCAGCCTGCGCTGCGGCAAACCTTGATGCGGCAGTAGGGTCTGCTTGGGGCACAACAGTTGAAGATGTAGATGTAGAAGTTCCAGAAGGACCAGAGGATACTGTTACTGTAGGATCCCATTTTCCTTTAATTGCTTGTACACCTAAATTAGCTCTTTTTTGAGCGGCTGACGTGCTTTGGTCAAGAGGACGTTCATATTGTTGCATAAACAAAGCTGCAGCATTTCCCTCTGTTATTCCTTTACTAGAAAGGGTCTTCCAAAGAGAAGGATAATTAGTCTTCATCTCGGACACTAAGAACTTTTCTTGTGCCGTCACACTTGTTGGGCTTAAGTGGTTTTTTTCAGCAAAAGCCTTTAGGTTAGACCATCGGGTATCGTGCCACTGAGCAATACCACCAGAAGTTCCGCTATCACCTACAGATAGGGGATTTAGGTTAGATTCTCCCACCAAGTTACCGACAACGCCAGTAGCACCGCTAGGACTTAAGCCATTCTTAATTAAAAAGTTATATATTTCCATAGGGGTTCCGCCACCGGCTTTTGCCCCACCGCCTTGGTCTCTATTGAGCCCTAGCATGTGGTTTGGAACAACTACCCCATCAGTTTTAGGCACAAATAGCTCAGGTCCTTTTTCACCAACAATATAAGGCGCTTTTCCATCGGCCGGACCACCCTCTGCCAATAAACCAAAACCCAGTAAAGGAAGAAGGTCAGAAAGAGATACATCTGCAAGAGAAGGGATTAACTTGCTTATAAGTGGGATTACTTCTCCTAATCCTTTACTTCCTAAAGATGTTTTTCCTAATAATTTACCGCCAAGTAGTCCTGCGCCCATCTTTAGAGCCCCTCCGCCTATGCTTAAAGCGGTTGAGCCAAATCCTTTACCTCCACCAAGAGCGGCAGTTAGGTCACTCATAGAAGAGGCGAGGTTGTTCATTCCAGTACCAATATCAGCAGCTCCAGCGTATCCGCCAGCAGTAGCGGAAGACGTTGCTGTAAGAAGGTTTGTTTGAGCGGAAACTTGAGCTGCCATATTCCTGGTTGTTGCTGATTGAAGACCTAGGCTAGTAGCTTGGTTTCTTGTCAAAGAGCTTAAAGATGTTTTACCACCCATTTTTGCTTTTGTAATAAGTCCATCAAAAACAAGTTTCATCATAACAGGATCGCCGTTAAACAATCCTGAAACCATGTTATAGATTCCGTAACCAGGTTGCATAGAGTATTGAAGATCCGTTGGATCCATACCATTGCCACCACTTGTCTTATTAAGATAATTCCAGATTTGGTCAATAAGTTGTGGAAGTGGAAGCATCGAACCATCACTACCACGGATATTGATTCCAATAGTTCTAGCAAGGTTAACTGTGGTTGGGGCATTCATTGTTCCAGCAACCGCTTGAGCAATCGCTGTTTGTCCCATACCGGGTTCCATGTTAGACGCTGTAGCAACCCCAGCCATAACTTTGTTAAAGTTACTAACTCCACCTAAACCAGCATTTTGAGCAGCAATGATGGCGTTTGTAGTATCCATGGAGTTAAGAGCAGTTCCGGTATTAGCCATACTTTTTTGTAAAGATCTAACTTGAGCAGAGTTAGTTGCTCCACCAAAGCCATAGAAGGTAGACCGTTGGGTAAGATAATCCTGCATAACTGCAGTAGAAACGTTAGGAAGTCCGGCAGTAGCGATACCTACAGCGGCCGCTCCCATAGCAATTTTGTTTGTACTAGAACCGCTTGGGCTTGAGGCTATTTGATTTCCGCCACCATTACCGCTACCACCACCGCCACCTACTCCCATGCCTGAGAAGGCTCTAGCTACGGATTGTACTTTAGGTAAAAGGGTGTTCTCAATGGTGGTTGCTAACTGAAGAATGTCCTTATTAATATTTGTTACAGTGTTTGAGACACTGCCTAAGTTCATTCCAGCCTTAGCATCGTCAGCCATTGTTACCTCCTACCTCTCATAGCGCGTTGAATCCAGTTTGATCTTTCTCTAGCAGACAAACTTCTTATATCCGCTAGTGTCCAACCAGTAAAAGTTCTTGTTATAGACTCATACTGGTCGAGCAATCTTTCGTAATCTGCTTCGCTATACGCGAAACAAATCAACAAGACTAAGTGGTAGAGCGATATTCTCACCACATGCCCTGCATGTCTTCTTCACCTCCCCAAGGCGTGGACCTGGGTTTCTTTCAAGAATTTCTTCAATAATCTTTGATCGATCAGCCATACTGAGGTTAAGCACCGTGCTTGCTCCCATAGACGGTTGGTCGTTTACAGACAAAACACATCCAGAAAGAAGCAAAGTGTTAATCTCTGCTGATGTCTTATCTGAGTTTTCTAATAACTTTTTCTGAGTAATACCTGTAGGAAGGGTTACTGTTACATACCCTTTCTTTGTTTCTACTCTCCAAGTCCTATCAATTATTGGGTCATTTAGGGTTTGTGTAGGAACATCATCCTCAAGGTGCACAGAGACATCTTGTGTTTCAGCACAATTTCCGCAAATAACAGACAAATCTAAAGTGTCACCAAATGTAACTCTACGAACACCAATTAGGATGGCATCTCGGTCACCTGACAGAAGATTGTCTAGGTCAGCCAGTGTAGCGTCCCTTGATCCAATCTTTACAAGACCTCTTTGCAAAAGAACGTTAAGAGCCTTACCGGTAGTCGATGCTTTAGCAATTGCCTCTTCATCAATACCGGTAAGTTCACGAACTTCTGCTGTCTTAATTACTTCACCTTTTTCTATAAAACCACCTGGTAGTTTTACTTCTGGACCAAGAGGAGCCTTAGTCTCAACTTCTTGAGCGGGCTCCTCCATCGCCTTTTTAGCAAACTTATTGATTAAGTCCGCGTCTGTAATTACTTGTGTCACGTCTAGTTCTCCTATTTATTTAGTATTAGAGGGTTTGAATTGGTGTTAGTGGGTCTGCTGGCTGTCCAGTGTTTGGATTTACAAAGAATACAGATAGACCTTCGTGAACCAATTGCATAGTTTCAAAAAGGATCGCTCCGTTAGTTGCGTCCAAGTCCGTATAGTTTAGACCAGTAATCCACGCATTGTGGATCTTGAACGACATCTTTGGTGTATTAGATGCGGCATTTGTATTTGGGTGGTCGTTTACAGTGATTACGATATCTACGCGGAAGTTTCCAGCGGTTCCACCAGCAGTCTGTGGGTTAGGGTTAAGACCAGAACCTTGAGCTGCTGAGAATAGGCCACGCATCCATGCGATTGCTTGGTCATTTCCATAAAGAACACCACGTGAGAACGTAATAGGTGTGAAGGTTGTCATTCCAGGGATCTGGTGAACAGTGGTGTTATACCCACCCTCACGGTACTGAATAGCCTGTGTGTTGATAGCCAGTCCACTGATGTTTGTGAAACCACCGACCCAACCGTTTGATACTCCAGTTGTATAGGTTGAAGATCCAGAAGCGTCTAGGATTCTTTTATCAAACGAAGGTACTGTATCCGATGATGGTTGTTGAAAACTAGCTGTAAACCTAAACCCGCGAAGCGGATCGGTTGCTAGGCTAGAGTTATAGGTAGCTAGTGTTGTGCTTGCCATTTTTTATTTATCTCCTTTACGCCACAGTAACGGTGGTTCCACCGTCATACTGACCAATGTTGAGTACTACAAATTCAGCTGGGCGTTGTAGAGCAACTCCAACTTGGATATTTACAATTCCATTATCAATAGATGATTGTGGATTGTTGTCCGCGTCACACTTCACAAAGTAAGCGTTAGCAGGGCTTGTTCCTGTTAATCCTCCCTGAGCCCAGAAAGCAGTAAGGAAAGAACTAACAGCAGCGTTAATGCGTGCCCACAAACGAGCATCGTTTGGCTCAAATACAGCAAAACGAGTAATGTCACGAAGTGACTTCTCGATGTAAATAAGGCTACGACGAACTGGAACGTAACGATCTACGTATCCGCCCTTAAGGGTGCGGGCACCAAAGACCACAATTCCAGAACCTGAGATGTATCGGATTGCGTTAACAGGAGCCGCAGCACTGTTCATAGAATCCAAATTAGCATTTGTTAGAGAAGGAACAGAAACCACACCCGCTAGGCGAGCCTGTAGTCCAGCAGGAGCCTTGAACACTCCACGAGAGTTATCTGTGGTTGCATATAGACCAACAACAGCAGCGCCTGCTCCAACAGTCTTAACGGCACCAGTTGATGATCCAACAGTAGCTGTTGGGTCAGCAATTGTAAGTGGTGGGTAGTAAACAGCAGCATAAGAGGTTGCTGTATATGTACCCGCAAGAGTTAATTGGTTTGCTACTGTGTCGTTAACTCCGTCAATAACAACAAACACGTCATTTGAACGGGTTGATCCTGTTGCGTAGGAGATAGCACCGTTGATAGTTGTTGCGTCGGTATAGCCCGGGATGTTAAGCACTAGAGATTGTGGGATTGTATCGTAAGAACTAAGAGCAGACACGATGGTTGAACCTGTTACAGAAGATCCGTCTGAACCTGAAGTTAGAGCAGCATTTGAAACTGTTGTTGGGTTACGTGTAGCGCCTGTTGCTGTAGATCCTGAATCGATTGCTGTGATGTATGTTGAGTTGTTATTAATGATTGTTACAGCATAACGAGGGTCAGTTGCTGTCATTGACACATCTGTCCACTGCTCAACAATATTTGCAGCAGTTGCTCCGTTGTAGTAAACAACTACGTTGAAGTAACCAGTGATAGTAGAGGCTGTGATGCTGATATTGATGTTGTTACCCCAAGTACCTGGGTTAATTGCAGTAAGTTGAAGCGTGTTTGCTGGGCTACCTTCTCCGTCTTGGAAAGTACGGGTAGCAGAAGCTGCGCTAGAACCAGCAACGCGTGTAACATATGCTTGGCTTCCGCCGTTAGCAAAGTACATGTAAAGAGCTAGTGGAAGGTTGTTGTTTTGAACTGTGTTCCAAGAACCAAATGAGTTGACATATTGGCTCCAAGAAGTTACTAGAGTAGGTGTAACTGGTCCACGGTCGTTTGCACCAATAAATGCTGCAACAGTATTTGACGCGGCACCAGCAACTGGTTGAATAGGGTTTAGCGTTTCTTGAACGTACACCCCAGGGCGTAGGTAGGTTGTCATTAGATTATCTCCTTATTAAGTTACCTAGTTAACAGATGGTGGTAGGACTGATAGACCGGAAGGGATGTACGAAGTGGTGGTTTCGATCTCAACGTATTCAACGTTCTTAATAGCGGTAGACGCCTGTGCGGGAGTCATCTCACTAATAACACGAACAGACAATACGTTTCTTAGAAGACGACGGTTTCCAGTTTCGCTTTCAACCGCATCTCTTTTTACAAATCCATCAAGAAACATAGAACGGCTACTTGTATCCGTACCTAGTTGATTTGGTACTATCAAGTTACCGTACTTTGATGGAAACTTATTAAGTAACTGAAACATGAGAGAGCGGTCATGTCTAGGGTTACGTGAGTAGGAAGTGATCTGGTACACAAGGTCATAAGCCACAGGTGTTAGGTATGTGTATGAGTACCCATCTACAGGGGTCTCAGTACCTCTATTATCTGAGTCAACTAAATACCCGTAGGTTTGTCGCTCGTTTCCTGGGATAATATCAATCAGGTCAATAGTGATAAAAGGAAATGTTTGATCACGAATTTCGATATCAGGGTAGCCAAACCACACCTTTACAGTGCGGGAAGGATTAGCGTCGTCGGATACAGTAATACCGCTTAGGAAAGTTTTAAGGGCTAGATCTTCAGCAATAATAAATGGGTTACCCATTAAATCACCCCTAGAGAATAAAAAAGATCTGGGATTATTTTAGACTCTAAAACTTTTTGGATAAAAGAAGGAGCCCTGTAAATAAATGGGCGTATCACAGCGTTAGGGATACCTTGAAACTTGCCGTACTCTAGGTCTTCTACCTCTGCCTTAACTGTGTCTGGGTAATAAACAGTTAGGTCAAAAGAATCATTTAATTTGACAGAGAGATTAAAGATAATGTCTTCAGGCCAGCCTGAATCCTTAGCAAGAGAGTGAAGTAGATCCGTCAAAGGCTGAATAAGTTCTTCAGCTGCGGATTCTGAGAGCTGCTCTAGGTTATCGCTTTTTAGAAGCATTCTCTATTGCTTTTCCTACGAGATAGCCTACTACCGCCCCTTTAAGTGCTCCATGCTTACCTGGCGCTGGGATGTTCTGAACAATAGCCCGAGCGAACTCTACATCCGAGGGCTTATCAATTCTGTCAGACACGGCAAATCTCCTTAGGAGAGGCAAGATACTTCGCAGGGGTGGTGCTTTAGTTCCGCACGGAACTGATATAAGTATAAAGAAAAAGCCCCGATTTCTCGGGGCTAACTCTTACTTCTTTTTGGATTTAATTTTCTTTGCCAAGTTTTTGTCGTTCTTGGCATCTTCTTTTTCAAACTTCTTCTTCTGGGCTGAAGTCATACCCTTTTCCCATTTAGAATCTTTATGGGCCATTTACTTCTTCTTGCCCATCTTCTTCATAGAAGCCTTTGGCATAGCAGTCTTCTTAGAATCTGCCTTCTTACCCTTAGAGCCCATGCCGTATCCGACTTCGCCCTTCTTTTTACCGCAACCACA